GTAGCGCTCGTAAGGCTCGACTTCTGGCGAGTCGAAGCGCTTGATCTGGCAGTGGGCGAGCAGAATCACGGCCATGCCTTTGGTGGTTCGCAAGGTATTCAGGCCATCGAGGACTTGCGTCCAGTAGTCGGCGGCGATGATGGCGCCCTTGCCGTAGGCCAGGTCCTTGGCATCGAACCGGGCATTGACGTCCTTCCAGATCAGGTTGTCGAGCCAGTCGAGACTGTCGATGACCACGGTTTGAAAGGTGTGCTCCTCGGCGATGAGCGACGACAACGCGTCAATGGCGTCCTGATAGGACTGGCACAACGGGAAATGGTCGACTTCAAGCTGCCCGAGCCCGTCCTCGGTCAAGATGAAGATTGGCTCCGGGGCGTTGGCTGCGAAGGTCGTTTTGCCCAATCCATGGGGCCCGTAGAGCACGACGCGCGGCGCCTTGATGCCTTCTGACTTGCGGATGGATGCGAGATTGAAGGCCATGGCTATTTCACCTCCACGGCTGTCTTTGCGGGCCTGACGGTGATGGCCGGAGCGATCTTCGCCCAGTTTTCTGGGTCGTTCGCGCGCAGCCACTTGGCGCCGGTGGCGTCGAGCTGGTGAACGACCTTGACCGGTGACAGATGCTCGGGCAGGGCGGTGACAAGGGATAGCAGTTTCGCCATGTCGGCGCTGTAGTTCAGCTTTCCGGTGACGGTCAGCTTGCGGCCATCGGCCAACGTCGTGGTCTTGGCGCCTTCTTCCTTGGCGCCGACGATGGCGATGACCGAATTCTCGATGCTCAGGCGCTTGGCGGCGAGTACGGATTCTTCGTGCTTGAGGTGTGCAATCTCTGTACAGAGGGATTCGAGCGTCTCGGGTGGGGGAACGATTTTCAGGGCAGGTGAGTTCATGGTTTGGTCCTCGGCGGTTGAAAAGATCAGGAAAAGGTCATGCTTGCCAGGTACGTCTGTGCTAACTCCATCGCCGCCCGGAACTGCAACAGGTCGCCGCGCTGAATTCCCCGGTCTGCCATACCGATACAAAGGCTGATTTCCTCAAGGACGGCATGTGCATCCTGGATTTCATCCGGTTCGTCCGGTGTTCGCGGGTCGTGCGGGTGTCCGGTGTATTGGCCCATCAGATCACCCGGCCCGGGGGTGTAGGGTGTTGCGTGGTACATGTGGCCTCCCTCAGTCTTCGATCGATCGGGAAAGAATGAGCGCGGAGCGGACGCCATGCACCGCAGTGGCAAAGCCGGGGCTCTTGAGCGCCGCCAGCTTGGAGTCGTCGGCTGCGTGCGGTCCCAGAGCATCCAGGAGAATCCAGGCATCCTTGCACGCATGGCGAAGGCGCTTGGCGAGCGCGAGAATCTGATCCGCCTCGGCGGCGTGCTCCGGCTGGCCGCCGAACTTCGTCGCCTCGACGGGGTAGGGTGATGGGTTCATTTCTCCTCCTGGTGGGCGGCAACGGATGCTGATCGACGGTTGTGGAAGTTCTGGGCGTATTCCTTCCGGAATGCCTCCATGTCGAGCTCGGATTCGTAATCGATCCGGCCGACGATCCCGAAACAGGCCAGCAGAAAGAGAAAGATCCAGAGGGCTTTCATGCCTGCTCGCCTTCGGATTTGGCGATCACTTGCATGGCGTCATGCACCAGGTGCGCCGGCAGATAGGAGTCAGCCGAGAATGGCTGCTCGGGGCCGGCGACTTCGGCCACGATGGCCTTGAGTACAGCGATCGCGTCGCTGGATACCGGTGGCTCAGAAGCGACCATCGTCGCCTCTCATGCCATACCCGATAGCCATGCCGGCGATCGTCGGAGCGACGATCAGAAGCAGGATTACCAACAGCGTCAGCAGCACATCCATTTCAGTCCCCTCCAGGAGTCATTGCCCTGCCGGCCGATCGCGGGAGCCGCCTCCCGGCTTGTCGCTAGCGATGTTCCTGCCCGTCCCTCGACCTGACTGCTGTCCCGGTTCGCAGGTGGCTATCGGCAAACACCCCGGTGCGCGTGAAGCGGCTTTCGTGATCGACCAGCTACCTTTGCCAGTGGTATCGCCTTCGGCTCATCTCCCCGCAGGAAGCGTCTTGCGTCGGCTGATTGACCCGCTCGGAGTCTTTGCTGGCGGTGCCGCGGTGGGTTGCGGCATGGGGGAAGATTAGCGCAGTGCTAAACAACGTGTCAATAGCGCAGCGCTAAATATGTGGCAAAATAAAACCGCCTTGGGGCGGCTGTCGCGTTGCGTGTGTATCAAAAATGATCTATGTTTAACAGCATGAATGGGGCGGACATCATCAAGCGACTGAAAAGCGAGGGCTGGGTGTTGGACCGCATTGCCGGTAGCCATCACATACTGGTCAAGGAGGGTCGGGCGGTTCCCGTGCCGGTGCATGGCCATCGCGACATCGGCCCTGGTCTGGTGTCTGCCATTGCTCGCCAGACGGGCGTCAAGCTGAAATAGGAGAAGTCATGGAGATTCGTTACCCGGCACTGTTGAAGCCGGAAGAGGGCGGGTACTACGTGGAATTCGTAGACCTGCCGGATACATTTACCGAGGGGAAGACCCTGGAAGAGGCGCTGTTCAACGCATCGGAAGTGCTGACGGCCATGCTGAACTGGCGGATGGACGAAGGGCAGGACATTCCAAACCCGTCCGGAGAGGTAGCTGGGGCGATCTATGTTGCGCCGGACGCCAAGACGCAATCGGCGCTACTGATTCGGAGAACGCGAGGTGCCCGGCCACTGGCCGATCTGGCGCGCGTGCTGGAAACCTCGTGGCCAGCGGCCAAGCGCCTGGAAGACCCGCGCCACTGGCCCAGCTTGAAACAACTGGACAAGGCCGCGGCGGCACTCGGGAAGCGCTTGATGCTGTCGTTCGAATAGGAGAAATCCGCCTCCGTAGTTACGGCTCTCGACGAATCACTGCCGGAAGGCTATCAGGATCGTCGACATTGACCGGAATCGGCGGCAGCCATTTCAAACGCCTTTCCGAACGTCCTGCGCCGCTCAGAAACGTATGCCAATGCGCACGGCGGATGTGTGCCCGCGGGCGCGCGTGATGAGTACCTTCACCGTCGCCTTGCGAGCGCTCCTGCGCTCTCCGTAGGGCGGCGCCAAGCCTGACACCGACGTCCCACACTGTCGGCTTGTCTGCCGGGAACAGTCGCCATCCCCGCTTCGTTCGCTTGGCCTTTGGGATGGATGGCTTGGCGGCGCCGTCGCCGATCTCGGCATCGTCTGCGCAGAGGTACAGAAGTGCAGACAGCAAAGGCTCTGCGGTTTCCAGTACGTCGCGATTGATGCCTTCGGGAAGGCTTGTACCTGATGCCGCAGCATAGACTCGCGAGACGTCTATCGCTCGCGCCACTGCTTCGTCGAGAGCCCATGGCCCGAGGTGGATCGGAATCGGTATGAGGCTTTCTTCTGCGTCGATCAGCAACCGGAGTTCCTCGCGTCCGCTGTTTGTGTCGTACTCGAGGTGCGCGAAAAAGCCGTGCATGGCTTCTCTGCCCCACTGCCGCCCTGGCGTTTCAATATATACGCACCACGTTGGGATACGGCGCAAGACTTCGCACGGCAAGTCCCCGGACAACGGGGTGTCGAGCAGGCTCGACAACAGGCCAGGGTCGAATCGGAAAATATCCTGCGTTGGGCGCCACGCGGCCAGCGCAGCCAGACTCGCCACGTCGCCGATCAGGTGCGGCGAAACGCGGTTCAGGACGCCACCGGAGACGACCGCGTAGGCCCCCGCCATGGGGCAGTAGCACCACTCCGGCCAGTCTGGCAGGCCAGCATGTCCGCGATCCTGCCGGAATTCGTCGTACTGCCTCCATGCGCTAGGAAAGCGTTTTCCAGCGGCCACCAGGTGGCGCTTTGGTCTTGGCAGGTCAGACATCATGTCGAAAGCGGGATGCCGACTAAAGACTTTGCCGAATCACCGGGCGCCGTCGGCGCTGGCAGGTTTTCGGGGCGGGCTTTGGGACGTCGGGGCCAGGTTGGTGGATTTCGGCATCAAGCGCTACCCGACGGGCACGAAAAGCCGCAGCCTAGCGCATCTCCTGCCATCGCTTCGGCAATAAGCGCCTCTTCGAACGACTCAGGCGCCTGTATTTCGATCTGGACCGGGACCACGCTTGGGCTGTTGCGCAAGA